ATATAAGATTGAAACAATGGAGATCGTTGGAGAATACAAAGGTAAGCCAACTCCGGATATATTTGCTAATCTTTTAAACGAAACTGGTAAAGAATACGGAAATTGTATGCTAGTGGTGGAAAATAACTCTGTTGGCTGGGCCGTCTTAACAAAGCTTGAAGAATTATTATATCCAAACATCTATTATTCTTATAAATCATCTCATGATTATGTAGACCCAATCACAGCAGAATATAAAACAAATACAATCGCTGGTTTTACTATGTCAAAAACAACAAGACCTCTTGTAATGGCTAAAATGGAAGAATTCATTAGAAATAAACTAGTTAAAATATATTCAAAAAGAATATATAATGAAATGAAAACATTTGTTTGGCATAATGGGAAGCCTATTGCGATGAAGGGATTCAACGATGACTTAATTACGTCTTGTGCGATAGGGTGTTGGGTTAAAGACACAGCGTTCACAATAAATCAGCGAGAACTAGATTACAAAAAAGCATTTTTAGATTCAATGGTATATTCAACGAACACAATTAATACAACTATTCCCGGCCAAATTGGGTTTGATCCTCGAAAAACAAAAGAAGAGATGGAAAAGTACCAAGAGTTTGCTTGGTTATTAAAAGGTTAAATAATGGCGCCAAAAAGTAAAGATAAAAATCCCAGAAATCCAGAGAGTGGCTTATTCCGAAAGTTAACAAGACTTCTTTCCGGGCCAATTGTTAATTATCGCAGGCAGATGCCTCGCCAACTTAAGCGACGGCAACTAGACGCATATAAATTTAAGTCGGCTAGCGGCCAGGCGTTTAAGCGAGGAGAATACAACCCTTACGATTCAATGAATGCCAACTTTATGGCAAACCAGAATCGTGCAGAGAGATACGTTGATTTTGATCAAATGGAGTTTACTCCGGAGATCGCCTCTGCTTTGGATATTTACGCAGATGAGATGACAACTTCTAGTAAATTGCAGGCCCTGTTAAACATTAAATGTCCGAATGAAGAAATCAAGGCAGTCTTAGATAATCTTTATCACAGCGTTTTAAATATTGAATTTAATCTTTTTGGTTGGGCCCGCACAATGTGCAAGTTCGGAGATATGTTCTTATACCTGGATATTGATGAAGACACAGGCATTAAACACGCGATTGGACTACCACAGCAAGAGGTAGAAAGACTGGAGGGCGAAGATAAAACTAATCCGAACTATGTACAATTCCAGTGGAACTCTGGTGGTATTACTTTTGAGAACTGGCAGGTTGCCCATTTTAGAATTTTAGGACAAGACAAATATTCCCCCTACGGTACTTCTATTTTAGAATCCGCCCGTAGAATTTGGCGCCAGCTAACTCTTATGGAAGATGCTATTATGGCATACAGAATTGTCAGGTCACCAGAGCGACGAGTTTTCTATATTGACGTTGGGAACATAAATCCTCAAGATATTGAACAATATATGCAAAAAGTTATGACTCAGATGAAGCGTAACCAGATCGTAAATGATGATACTGGGCGCGTCGACTTGCGTTATAATCCTATGAGCGTTGAGGAAGATTATTACATTCCTGTTCGCGGGGATACTAGCTCTAAGATCGAAACTCTTAGTGGTGGCTCATATACCGGCGATATCGATGATGTTAAATATTTGCGAGATAAATTATTTAGTGCTTTGAAAATTCCAGCATCTTACTTATCTAACGGAGATGGGGCCGAAGAGGATAAAACCACTTTAGCTCAAAAGGATATTAGATTCGCTAGAACAATTCAGCGATTACAAAGGGCCGTCGTCGCAGAGCTAGAAAAAATAGGTGTAATTCACTTGTTTACACTTGGATATAGGGGAAATGATCTAGTATCGTTTAAACTATATTTGAACAATCCATCGAAGCTAGCAGAAATGCAAGAATTAGAACATTGGAGAACTAAGTTTGATGTCGCCAGCGCTGCTACCGAAGGATACTTTAGCAAGCGGTGGGTATCGGAGCATTTATTCAACCTCACGGAAGAAGAATTCCTTCGGTCACAGCGTGAACTATTTTACGATCGTAAATTTGAGGCTAACTTAGAGAAAGCAGTTGAAGAGATTTCTGCCGATGAAGGCGAGGGCGTCGGCGAAGCCGGAGGAGGTGGCCTGGGTGAACTTGGCGCTTTAGGCGGACCTGACGAAGAACTTGGAGGCGAAGAACTTGGGGATGAAGGCCTAGGCGACGAAGGACTAGGTGGCGAAGGTGAAATGGAGGAGCCAAGTGATGATGTGTTGCTAGCTGCTCCTGCAAAACGAGATGATGTCAAGTCTCCTATCAAGGTAAAATCTAAAAAAACTGGTGCAACTACGACTAGTAAGTCTAAGGGTCACTGGTATATGCCTAAAAAAGATGATACCCGAGATATGGGTGCAAGACAGAGAAGTTATTCTGGCCTTTCTGCTCGTGAGGTAGCCTCTGGTACTTCTAGAAATATTTGGAAAGGAGGCTCAGAAATGAAAAGTCTTTCTAAGGGAATTTATGAGAGTAAAGAGAATAATTGCCATGAAAAAGAAGAACAAGAAATTTTGAAGTTGAATTTCGAAGTTAAAAAACTAATTAAAGATATGGAGTCAAAGAAATAATGAAACTTAGACACAATAAAAAGAGAAACACGGCCCTTATTTTTGAGACTCTTAGCAGAGAATTGACAAAAGCAATTGTCAATAAAGATTCCGAGAACAAAAATAAAATTATTTCAATTATTAAAGAACACTTTAAGAAAGGAACAACTTTGGCAACAGAGTTAGAATTATATAAGGGTATTTTACAAAGTAGAAATATGGATTCTCTTACAGCAGAAAAAGTTATTTTTGAGTCTAAGAAACAATATGACGATTTAGATAAAGAGAAAATTTTCAACGAGCAGAGTAATCTTATCAAGAAAATAAACAAAGAGTTGTCAACTGAAGTTTTTTCAAACTTTGTTCCAAACTATAAAAACTTAGCCACATTATACCAAATCTTTAATAGTGAGTTAGCTCCAAAAAATAAAGTTCTATTGGAGAATGAGATAGTTGGTTATATGTCCGACAAGCAAACTATTCGAGAAGAGAAAAAACAAGTTCCTTCGGATAAGCTAGTTATGAAAACATTTGTTTCAAACTTCAATGAAGTATATTCGAAAACTTTGTGTACTGAACAACAAGAATTACTAAATAAATATATCACTTCTTTTGTGGATAATGGGATTGAGCTTAAACTATTTTTAAATGAAGAAATTGGACGCCTCAAAGAAGTTATTGGAGAGTCCTTAGCAACTCGTTCCGCAAAAGATGATTACCCAGCCCTAGAAAAGACAAAGAAAGTGCTTAAGGCCATAGACGGCTTCAGAGAGAGACAGATTGATACAGCAATGGTAGAAAAGATCTTAAAAATTCAAAACTTAGCAAGCGAGATAACTAAATAATGGCAATTAAAGTTACCGTTTCCCAACCGGAACACGAAAAAATACGAGTTACTGTTCATGAAGGCGACGAACCAGTGGCTACAAAGATCTTTTTGGATTTAAAAGCTCGCAGGACTTTAGACGGTAATGTTTTAATCTTTGATCATAAGGATATTGATATTGTTTTAGTTCCATCAAAAAGAAAGGTTATAGCTTTCGCGAAGGATATTTTAGGAGATCACGTTTATGAAGCGCAAGATCGATTATTTAAGTATCTTTTTAAAAAGGGCATAATTGACATTGAGTCTGTACAGGGTGGAAACGTGTATTCTTCTATGGAAGCTAAGATCGCCGAGAGTAAAGATTATAACGATACTCAAATTGCCTTATTTTCAATTGGTAAATTTTTAGAAAAAGAGAAGCCGTATCTTGAGTTCGAAAAGGCTTTTGATAAGGCTGAAGAAAAGAGGTTGGCAGATCCAGCCCCAGAAGATTCTACAGAGTTCGATGCCGAAAGGCACCACAACCAGAAGGGTTCATTGCGCCCGGGCAACAAGCCTTATGGAATCGCCAATATTTATAGACTTTAAGAGATTTTTTTGTGGACATAATATACTTTATTCTTTGCGCTTATGGCATGACTCAAATATTAGTTTACGGAAAAATATTTAATTTTCTCAGGCCATCTGCCGGCAAACTTGCTGAGTTATTCGAGTGCCCTATGTGTATGGGCTTTTGGGTTGGTGTATTTCTTTTGGGAATTAGTAACTTAACGGAACTATTTAGTTTTGAATATAATTTCACAAACGCACTCCTTTTGGGGTGTTTAAGTTCCGGGACCTCATATATCTTGAATATGATTTTTGGAGATTGCGGAATAAAAATTGAAAGGACAAAAAATGAGACGTCAAAACAGACCAGAAGTAAGACGCTGCTGCAAGGGTAGCTAGCTCACGCAGGTAACGCCTGCTTTTTAGTTTA